CCTTCTAAACATTATCCCTAAACACTTGCCAATATCATAATTGGCACATTTTTTTCGAGCAACCGATTCTGTTTTCGTCATCTTTTTCACTAACTCCTTTTATTATTAGTTCTTTCATATACATTCAAGAACTAATAATTAAAGAGTAGTTGCCGGCTTGTACTCTGTTTTATTTACAAAGTTGAATAACTCTGCTTTTAAGATGATGAAGTTTTTACCATTCGGCTTACTAGCTTTTAGCTTGCCTGTTTGTATATATTGTCTAATTGTTCCTTCAGAAACTTTTAATTCTTCCGCTACATCTGAAACTGTTAAAAAATCTTGCAATGTACTACCCCCATAAATATATTGGTTTTTTGTGTTATTTTGTGTATGTTTGTGTAGGTTATCAACTATTTAATTTAGTTTGATTAACCTATTGTGAATATAATACACATTTTTAAAACTTAAAACACTTTTTGTTATGGATGTAAAGTTTATACTCAATAAAATAAAATTAGAGCAGAATATTTTTTCTGATGCTGATATAGCAGATTATTTTAAAGTTTCACCATCTGCTGTTAGTAATTGGAGGCAAAGAGGTAAGATGCCTTTAAGGTTATTACAAAAATATTGTAATAATAATAATTTTTTTATTGATGATTATTTTAAATCTGAGTTTATAAAAATTAAATCAATAAAAAATAATAATAAAAAAGCGGAGAAAGAATTAACAATGAATCAACAAGAGATGCTTATTAGGTTGCAAGCGGAAAAAATACAAAGTTTAGAAAAAGAAATTATTAGACAAGAACCGGTATATGATGGTATACAATCTGATATTGTATTTTCTTTTGAAGTGAAATTTAGTTGGTCAATAAAAAATTTCGGGGTAAAAGTAAAATATCTTTCCCAAGATAGCACTTATATACCATTAATGGCTAAAAAATTAGGCTATACTGAATCCGAAATAACAAATTTTTTACAAATAGATGAAATGGTAGACTATAAAAAACATAATATTCATCAGTTAAGAACAGAAAAGTAAAAAGAAGAAATGCTTGATATAATGGATAGATTTATGAAAGCATACAAAACTATTAAAATGAATACAACAATGCTCGTAGCTGAAATACCGGTACCATACACTCATAAAAATGGTACAATATATAAATCTAATGTTGAGTATAGAGTTAATTGGGTAAAAGGAAGTGGAACCGCTCATATAAGGTGGTGCAATGAGTAGGCTTTATAAAAGAGGGGATAGTCCAAATTGGTGGTACACTCATGGAACACCGCCTAATAGAATAATGCGTAGTACCGGGACATCCTCACTCAAGCTAGCAAATATGCTAAAGAGAAAATGGGATGAAGAATTGTTTTTTAAAAAACACAATATTCCTCAAAAACAAAGAATTGACCTACAAGATATATGTGAAAAGTATAAAAAATACATGATGGACAAAAGGCAAGATGGCAAAGGTATCGACTATGTAAAACAAAAACAAAAATATATTGATAATTTTTGCAATTTTATGATGATGTCAAAAAATAGAAAAGCATTTGCATCTATTGATGCGGAAGATATAGACAGATATATAATACATAGATTAAAAAACAATAAAGTAACACCTAAAACAGTAAAAGATGATGTTAGAGTAATTGGATTGATGTTTGAGTACGCTATTAAATATAAATACTTTAATGAAGAAAATCCTTGCAACAATCCAGATATACCCAAGCATAAAGGAGTCAAAAGAAGGCCTGTGCCTGTACAGTATGTGCTAGAAGCTTTAAAATCAAAAGATATAAGGGAAAAAGATAAAGCATTTTGGAGCATATGTTACTACACCGGATTAAGAGCCGGAGATGCCGGAACTCTTTCTAACACGCAAGTATTAAAAGATAGAATATTAATACATGATACAGACAAAACAGAAGTGCCTGTAGAAATACCTTTACACCCAAATCTTAAAAAACAAAATATTGTAAACGTATATACAAAAAAAGATGATAGAGATGCTTCTACTAAAAGATTTCAAGCAAAATTAATAGAACTTGGATACAAAGAACCTGCTGATTTGCATTGCTTAAGACATACATTTAATACTGTTATGCTAGAATCAGGTCTTGGCAGCAAAGATAGAAAAAAACTTCTAGCACACTCAAGTGAAGCTGTTAATGCAGACATTTATACTCACGAAAATTATGATTTAATAAAATCTGTAATTAAAAAAATTCCGTAGACTGTAACATTTTTGTATTAGGTGTAGCATTTTTGTAGCAACGCAAAGCCTTACAAACCAATATAAACAAAACTAATAATAATTCTAGAAACTAAAAAAGCCCTCGATAAACGAAGGCTTTTAGTGTAGCGGGGGAAGGATTCGAACCTCCGACCTTTGGGTTATGAGCCAAGCGAACATCTAACAATATAAAGATTTAGAAGAATTTGGCACATATATGTAACATGTTTTATTCTAATGTTACAATTTTGCTACAAAAACACTCGTTTTATTTTTTTAGTATTTAATTAGATAATTTAAGTATTCTAATTATCTTAAACTAACTTTGTGATTCTTGCGGAAAATTTGAATAGGCATAAAAATATTTTCTATTTTTTTCTTGCCCATTTACTGCGCTATTAATTGCTAGGTTGATAGATTCTTTACTGCTATCCCAATTAATAAATGCTATAATATCTAAAGGTTGGTAGTAAACCGCTAAAACATCAATTCTTTCTGTGCCTTTATGCTTAGACATACGAACCTCAATAGAAGATTTTGTAGTCATTTTTGTAATTGTTTTTACCTGTACCCTTTTAAAACCATATTTAGTTTCACAAATAAGGTCAGTTTCTACGTCATCTAATAGGGGAACATAAACATGGTAGCCATCTGCAATAAGATATTTTTGTACTGCTAGTTCTCCCGTTACCCCAATTCTCATTGTGTTTGGGTTATCTATCATATTAATCTAATATTTCAAAATGTACTAAATCGTCAAATGAATTGTCTTTAGTTGTGCGTTGTTCTTGTTTTAAAGAAGAAGACGACCAGTCTCCTCCCCAACGAACATTTACACCCATGCTAGCAGCAACACCCAAAACAAAACCTCCTAAATAATGAAAATCATCTCTAGCATCCCAATCTATTGGATATGGAGCTATATCTACAGCTTTACCTTGTACATGTTTTCCAAATTTTGTTTTACTTTTTCCTTGTTCTACTAATTCGTTTTGCCTTTCCTGACTTCGCAAACCTTCTATAACTGTTATATCAAAATGTTTACAAACTCGTTCTAGCACAACAACGAGCCTAGGGTCTACACCTTTTAGTCTATCTCTAGACCTTTTACCAAATCTAGGCATCATTTAAGCCCATATTTTCCATTTGCTTTGAATTACTGCTTTTGCAATATCTAATACTTCTTTCATAATTAATTTTTTTTCAGCAGCAGTAATTTTCTTGTCTTTATTTGCTTCTTCTAGCACATCAACAAGTTCCTGTATCTGGATAAAAGTATTTCTATTTTTTGCTGTTACAGCAGTAGCATATCCGGCAAGTATAATTCCAATTAAATAAAAAAAGTTACTCCAACTCATCCATTCGCTAATAAATTCCATTTTATTTCCTTTCTTTTAATGTTTGCTTTATTTCTTCGATGTCTTGCATAATAACATCTAATTTGTATCCAATTAATTTTCTATCTGCTCCTAGCTCAGCTTTATCTGCTTTTAAGTCTAGGTCTTTTTTAATTACATCAATGTCATACTGCATAAATCCAAATGCTAAAGTCACAGAGCAAATAAGAGCTATTATTGTTATAATATTTTCTAGAGATATATTTGTATTAAGTTTCATTAGTGCTTTCCATTTAGTCTGCTTATTATTCCTTTTATTTCCGATACTTGATTGTCCAAATCATTAATTTCCTTCGTAAGCGAATCAAACTTCCGGTCAAGCTTGTCGTCACTTTTATTCCACCTGTTAATAAGCTTAATAACCATACTTTCCATGTTTTCAAGTGTTTCACTTTGGCCTCTATTTTCTGTTTTTAAGTCTGCTAAACTTTCTTCCTGCGCAGACCCTCTTTTGTTCATAGAGTAAACCATAAACACTAACAAAGCCCCTACGACACCTATCATACCCGCTTCGCTGTATATCGCTAAAAAATCCATTATTCTTTTTCCTTACACTCATCACATAGCCAACTATCTAAATCTTGTATCGGTTTATCACAATCAATACAATGATTCGGAATAGGCACTATCGAACTCTTCGCAGCTCTTTGTTAATAAAATAACTATGTTCAATATCATCTAATTCAACACTTAAATCAGAAACCCACCAATCATTTGGTAAGGTTATTTTCTTTTTCTTTTTTTCTTTCCCCACGACAAGGGATTTAAGTTTAATTCTGTTTCGTACCATTCTAATTGTTGCTGCATTTGTGCTAGCTTAACTTCCTCTTCTTCTATATGTTTATTTACAAGCTCTTCAATGTTGGTATCAGAGAGTTCAACTCTTCGCTCAAGTTCTGCAATTCTATTTGTAATTTGTAAGTATCCATAAACAACAGCAGAAACGGCAACACAAAGTTGTATAAGCCACTTAATGTTAAGATGAATACTAAGATTATCGTCCACCAATCCTGTTTTGTAAGACCTCGCTGTCTCTGGTATGTAATCTTTTTCACTACTCATGTCCCAAGAATAATTAACCCACCAAGTATGGTAACTAAAAATGCCAGTATGCTAGCGTAATCTTTCCAGTCCTCATTCACCAGACCACTCATCCTTTTTCATTTCTTCTATAGCTTCACTATGTGATAAAGCAGTAATACCACTTGTACCTTTTACTGCATCTAATGTGCCATCTGCTATAGGTAATTCATATTTAACAAGAACCTTTGTATTGTCTTTATTCCATCTTGGACTACCAAGTTTTCCATGTTTAAACGCACTCTCTTTCCATGTTGGCGATTGCAATGTCGTGGTATCTACCACAGATTCTGTGTACTTATACTCTTCTTCAACTTGCGGTACAGAATGAGGCTCTAACATAAGTTTTTCTAATAACTCAGCTTTGGTATCGCTTGATGAATAATCTACGCTACAATCGTCCATATACGCCTTTATTTCATCTTTCGTTTTGTCCATGCTTGGATAGTAATCATATTTATTAACCATCCTTGTAGCAGTCTTTTCTACATCCTTATATGTGTACTCATTCCAAGACAATCTATCAGCAGTTTTAAGTTTAGTAGGTAATGCTGATTCCCACTTTGCTTTTGTTAATATCAAATATGTATTAGTCATTTTTGTGTTTTCCTTTAGAAAATTTATAGTTCTTATTTATTTCAGCAACTGTTAAGGCTTTGTTGTAAAGCATTATTTCATCCATCAATCCATTATATTTTGTACCAAGAGCTTCTTTACTGCCTATAATTAAATCTTGACCTGCATCTGAAACGTAAGTACCATTTGTGTTTGATGGAGAGTTAGTTGGG